CTTGTGATTCTGCCTGTATTATATTCCTGCGAACCTCCATATATTCACTTGATGTTTTATCAACGCCAGATGCGTCTAGGCTTCTTTGTGCTTCCTTAAATGCTTCAAGTTTTTCTTTTGTTTGCTCAATTTTACGCTTAAGTTCAATCTGTTTTTGACCCAAGAGTTCTACATTGCCAGGATTAAACTTCAATGCTTTATTAACATCTTTTAAAGAAGTATCTACCCCTTTTGTTTCGTCCTTGATTTTATTCAGAGCCTTGCTCAGCTTAGTCGTCTCTCCCCTAAACTCAATTGTTATGCCCTTTATGTCTCCAGCCATCAATTACCTCCCTAGCGCATCCCAATCCGCCTGCGTTGCTTGACGCACTGTAGTATTTGCGCTTTCTGATTTATCATTTATCTTTTCAAACTCGTTATATTCGATGCAGTAATCAACGACTTGCCCTATTTCCATTTCGCTTATGCCTTCATAACTTAGCCCTCTTGAAATCGCACCAATTAAGATTCCGTCTGTGCTAATTTTGTTGCTTTTTCTGCTTTCGCCATTTTGACTAGGTCCTGAAGGCGCTTTAAGTTTTTTGAGCTTACCATTGATTTCGTTAGCATTCCTGCCACTGCTGGAGCTATGAGATCTACAGGAAATTCTTCCTGGTGCTCTACCCACTCATCAAACGGAACTATCTCTTCTCCACTCTTCTTTCGAGCGTTTGCGTTCATCGCCCAAACGATTTGTAAAAATGTAGTTAACTCTAGCCCTGCTAGTGAAAGCATTGCCGATTCAACCTTGTCAGAATCCATATTTGCGATTTTTTCCTGAACAGTCTCGCCCTCACTTTCTCCGAGCATATTGATTGCTATATCTACGCCTGCTGAAATTAGAGGCAGGATGTCCGGGAGAATATCTCTCCCGAACTGCCCTCTATAAATCAGCAACCAGTTAATTGAGCTATCGATTTTAATGGAATTATCCTTATCGATTTTTATATTTTTGATTGCCATATATCCCCCTACTCGTTTTTAATAGCTGGAATAGTTGGTGCGCTGAATACGGTTTCATAACCAGTGTCACCCTCTGCATAGGAAATTTTGATTACACCCGTTTTGTTATCTCCTGTAACGGTTATTGGCAGAGTCTCCTCTTCAACCTCTTTGCCTTCCTCGATTGTCTTATGCTCTCTTTTGATAGCTCCTAGTGATGCATTGAAAAAGATATGTCTCCTTCTATTCTTGTCGCCCTTCCCTTCGAACGCGAAATAAACCTTTTTTGAAACTCCTCCCTTGATTTGAGCAATCCCTCCATCAGCCATTTCCTTGAAGTTGAGAAATGTTGTTTTGAACGCGTCAGGAAATAGCGCCATGTTAAGCTCTCCCGTCATGCCGTTATCGTTAAAATCGCTATAGTAGACGACATCATCGGCAAAGAATTTTGATTCCTCTGAGTCTGCGTCCAGGCTTAGCGCTCTCATTCCTGGAACTGCCATTGATGGCCCTAGCTTTGCGGCTCCATGTTCGTCAAGTTCGTATATTCCGATGTGAAAATTTGATGTGCCAAATTCAACTTTATTTTTATTCATATTTCGTTCCTTTCTGATCTAAACTTCGTAGTAGATCACATATAAATCCTCAGACTCTATATAGACGTCTTCAGATTTCTCGTACAAAAAACCACCGTCAAGCAAAAGCTTTTCGATGGTTTCTTCCTTTTCTTCGTTTTTGGTCTTGAAATAATATTCTAACCTGTACTTGTTAGCTTTGTGGTATTTTGTATCATCAGCACTTAAAGACTTTTGCCCTGCTCCTAAATACACAACAAACGGTGGCTTCGGAGCGTTTTTAAACACTCCATATGCCACCGGTATTCCAGCTCTTTTTAGTAGATTTTGAAATGTCATAGCTTCTCCAATTCATCAAGCAACATTTGCTTTGCTGCACTCTCTGCCGGTTTGATGTGAGGCCTTGCTGCGACGCGTCCATACGATCCATATTGGTTTTTTGAAATGTGTCCTCGCTCCAACAAATGAGTCAAACTTCCTTTTTTGTTGTATACTATAGCACGACCTTGCGAATTACGTTTTAGAGCCCAGCTCTTAGCATAACCGCCTTTCTTTCTCGGACTTGTTTGCTTCAGCACATTAACTGTTTGCCTAGCCACTCTTTGGATTGCTTCATCAGTTTTCCTGTCGAGCTCGCTAGAATAATCATCTAGGATTTTACTCATTTGAACTTCAATAGAATCACGCATTTCTTTCGAACCTTTCCTTCACAGTTAGCTCTATTGTGTTTTTTGCGATAAACGTCCTAATCACGTCGTATAGCTTGCCGTCGTATCTAACAATCTTTTGATTATCATAATCGTAATAGTCAGCTAAAACGAGCTTAAACTCTGGCTTTAATGATACAACAGCAGAATTGTAAAACTCTTGCTGTCCGATTGATGTTCTTTTACAAAAAACTTCCGTCCATTCATACCCTGGTACTTCGTTTAAGTATTCATCTTGTGTCAGTGTTTCTTTCCCCAACTCTGCTATTTCGTTATACATCAGACACCCTCTTATTTTTCCTCAATCCATCTGCGTGGATTTCGTAAGCTCTATGATACTTGTCAATGAGCCGTTCATCTTCTGTCATTTGCCAAAGGCAATAAATGCAAATTGCCCTATTTACCAGCGCATTATCTTTATCATTTACAACATCTTTTGCTACACCCATTCTTATTAAGTCCATTTCTGCTGCCGTGATTGTTGATTCAATTTCCGCGTCTAATTTGTCATGCCTTATTCTAAGACTGTTCTTGACAGATTCTTTTCTGCTAACCATTGATTATACTCCTTGTTGCGCCAAAAATTGACTTATTATCTCCGATTTTAGTGTCGCAAAGATGCCATAATGCCTCTCCCCTGCTATCTTTTTGATTTGTTCGATAGTCAGTGCGTTAAGTTCCTGGTGCGTGTACTTGTGCGCACTACCCGCCAAGGCGGCAGGGGGAGTTATTCCCCCGGCTTGAATGTAACCTTGACAAATGCGTTAGGATTCTCGAGCCCACCATCAAAGATTTCATCACCTGTGATGATTGTGTTTGCCGTCTTTGCCTCGAGCGACTGGAATATCTCAAGCTGTGCGTGTGTGTTTGCAAGCAGTGCGCCTTTGACTCCGAAATATGCCACGTTGTCTGCAAGATTGCTGTCTTTTTTTACTGTTGCGCCGTAGATTCTACCCTGTACTATAGGATCTGCCATAGGGTTTGGGATGAATGCCTTTGTGCCGTCTCCATCCTTTATCCCTGCAAGACCTGTCCATATAGTCTTTGAGTTTGCATATACGACAACCTCTCCATCTGCATCGATAAGGCTCATGATTGCTCTGATTGACTCATCAGAGTATGTCTTCTCTGTTAGTATATTTGCAGCCGCTATGCCCGAGTTATCTACTTTTGTAGCTCCTGAAGGTGCTTCGTTGTCAAGCCTTGCGATTAGCACCTTTTCCTTCGCAACTCTAATTCTGTCTGCAAGGTGCTTTACTAGCCAGTCCTCGAACGCATCTATGCTCTGGAACTTCATCTTTCTTGTGATTGTGGCATGCTTTTTGACCTCGACTCCTGGCAACGGTATCTGGACAAATACATCCTCTTCATCTTCGTTCGCTGTACCTTCGGCAACGCCAGCCGCATCTCCAGCTTTAATTTCTGTATGTCTTACGAGTGCAAAACCTTCCTCGATTCCAGATGGTGTAGCATCATCAAGGATTGGTGAGTCATTGCGTATAAGGCTTGTTATCTTATTTACAACCGTTACAGGTACAACCGCACCAGTGTTTGCTGTTGTAAATGTAAACGCACGTGTCTCCTCTTCAGTTAGCTTTCCAAATAGATGGTTTCCTCTCTGATCAACGGCAATGGTTTTCAGCCATGCTCTGCGATACACCTCACTGTCAGCGCCCTCTGACTCGTCCTGAGTTGATGCGCTTCTCTCTACGATTGTTGCTCCGCTCACACCGCCATTAATCATCGTAGCTTCTTTAGTTCTCTGCTCAAGCTGCACGAGTTCTTTTTCCCTCTGTTTCAGCTCTTTCATCTCATCAATGAGGCCTCTCACCTCGTCAGCGCTCTCACTCTTTGCTACAAGTGTATCAATTTCTTCTAGTCTTGCTCTCAATTCCTTTAGATTCATTACTTTTCCTCCATTTTGATTCTTTCATAGTTATATTTTTCGCGAGCTAGGCTTGCCGCCTTGATGCTTTCCGCTTTGCGTAATTCGCTTTCCGCTGCAAACGCATTTCTCGCTGATATTTCAGTAGCATCGTATGCCGGAATATCAACAACTGATACATCGTACAGTTTGTCAATTTCTAAGATTTTTCGCAGAACCTTTTCTGTTCCCGTTTCTTCATCTTCCGTGATCACATACTCTGACTTTCTGACTGTAAATGCAAATGACATCTTGTCGAGAATCCCTCGCTTTATGTCACGATATAGGCTCTTATGACCTTCATCGTCTTCCCATAGTTCAGTTTCCATGTTGAGCCCTTTATCATCTTTAGATAGCTTTAAACTATTATTTCTCGTCCTCGCAAATACTCTTCCGCAATGATTCATGTTAAATATGACGTCTGACATATCCGCATCATCAAGAGCCTTTGCATCTATGGTTTCCCATATTTCCTGATCTCTATATTTGCATATTAGAGTTTCGCTGTTAAAGACAATAGGTCTTCCCTTTATTGTCATGCGCTCTTTTCCTTCAGTTTCACCTTCCCTTGTTTCAACATTTCCGATGTTAAAATCTCGGAACTGCACGTGCTTGTCTTCAATCAGACGCTTTATGTTATCAAGTTCTGCCATTTAGTTTTCCTCCTCTTCACTCTCTTCATTTTCTACAGTTTGAGTCCCTACTGGAGCTGTATCCAGTCTCCTTATAGGTTCATCCCCACCTTGTAATGGTGGCAAGTTCAGCGTCCTTCTCCATTCGTTTGGAGTCATTGCTCCTCTATCTACCATGTTCCACAAATTAAGCTTTTCGGTGGTAGACATAAACTGGATTGTGTTGGCTGAGAACACTATATAGTTGTCAAATCCTTTTTCTCGTTCGGTAAACACCTTACTTGTAAGCTCTATGGATAATTCCATTAGAAAAGGTTCAATACGTGACTCGTAGAACGCCTGCATTTCCTCTGGAGTCTGCTTCGCCATCAAGATGCTGTCGTTAACTCCGTAATATCTCATGATATTTTCTCGGAATTCTTTTATATTTGCGTAATTGCTTACCTGTGGGCTTGCCTTTAGCTCCTGGTATTCATAAGAATTGTCGATAGTCGCAATGCCACCCTCATTTGAAATATTCAGGTAGTCTCTTACGAAATCTTCTTTGACTTGCTTTAAATCTCCAGGATCAAGCATGGATTTTGTTGTCTTTAGAATACCTCTTAAATTTGCTGTACTCTTTATCATATTCGAGAGGCCCTCGTTTGATGTGTTGAGCATTTCGAGTGTATTTAAGATTGGTGAGTTGCTATCTCCTGAGATGTCATTTTCGTTGTAATCCTTTCGCAGAACCGCAATGTCATCCCAATGAAATGTATAGCTTCTGCCTGATTGAGTTTCGAACTTGATATACAGGTTATTCGTCGGACTTAATACTCCTTCAAAAGATGTGTAAGGCATTGGATAAAATCCAATAACCTTATTTCTATCATCGCGAATTATAATTATAAAAGCCGTATTCTTGAGCTCTAGCATCGTTCGAATTTTAGAGAGAAAAGCTACGCCATTCATGTATAGGTTCGGACGATCTCTTAGTATTCTCTCTAAACGCTTATCAGAGGAATTTGCCTCTGCCTTTGATGTGTGATAAGCTATCGGTCTTATGCACGATCTTATAAGTTCCGATTCCCACTGATTATTCCCAAATCTTGAAAATATCGCTCTGTAGCCTCCTATCTCGATAAATTCTCGCAGTTGCGATATTTTCTTTTTTGCCTTTCCAAAAAAGTTACTAAAGAAGTTCATTTTACCCCTTTCTTGCGACATAGCGCATAAATTCCTCTTCATGATTTTTTAGACATGTGTACGCATTCAATGCTGACACTGTTCCGTCTATTCGCCTATTGTTTTGCAGTTTAACAGGCATGATAGACTCTATATTGTCGCTATTACGCGTTTTGACGCCCGTGTTTAACAGGCAGTATAAAAACATAGGATTATTCTGATACACTATGTTTTGTGCCTCAAATTCGGCCCTGAGCTGCTTCATTGGATATGTCCACGTGTACGCCCCTTGCGCAATCTTTTCTAGCTCAAATCCGTAATTGTTAATCATTTCGTCTGCCCAATAGCCGGCCAGTGCTCTATCATATCCAATCCAAAGTGGCCTTATGTTATGCTCTTTAACCATTTTGTAAAACCATAGGCTGACTTGCGAATAATCAACCTGCGTTCCTGGAGATACTGTGAGCCAGCCTTGTTCCGCCCAAAGTGCATATGGAGCTTCCGGTTCTTCTTGGCTCATGACATAATCAAGTCTCTGTTGCGGCAAGAAATATTGCTGCAATAGATACTTTTTAGGATCATCTTTTTTGCAGACAATAAGACTTGCACACGTAAGGTCTGTTGTTGCTGACAAATCGCATCCACCAATAGCATACGAATTTTCAAGATATTTTATATCTGCAACCTCTTCATTTTGTGCAAGTTTCGGTGTTAGCCATGCCGACTGATTGCTTTCCTGCGCAATGTTAAAATCTTTGGTTAAAACAGTTGCTTTATAACCAGGATCATTTTTCGCTTTATTCACCGAGTCCTCTAAAAATTCCTTGCTCTTTATCGTTCCCAATCCAGGGTTTGCCATAATCCAATACTTCGGATTAGTCCACTGGCTTTCGTTTTCCAGCGCGTAATATAAAAATAAAAAGCGATCGTCTTTTGCATCGCCTCTTAATATCTTTTTACCGTATTCAACTTGTGCATCAAATATTCCTTGTCTTACGAAGTTGTTTGTCGAGATTGCCCATAGCATCGGTTGCTTTCTGGCCATACTTGACTGAGATTGCTTCATGTCATCGTATGGACGTCTGCTTGTGAGCGCTCCCAACTCGTCAACAATAACGCATGATGCGTTGTATGAGTCAAGCTTCTTGATATCTGTCGCAAGAGGCTTTATTATGCCAAAATTACCTCTGCAGTATAAATCAAATCCTCTCGGTTTTATATGCTTACGAAGTGCAGGTGATTGCTGCACCATATTCCTTGATTCTGTGTACCCCTTCTTCGCTTGGTCTAGCTTTGTCGCTATAAAGTATACCTCCGGAGCTCCTTCGTCATCATTAATCAATGCATCAAGTGCAATCGCTGCAGCTTCTGTGGTCTTACCGTTTTTACGTCCTTCAAAGCAGTTTACCTCTCTGTATTGCCTTAAATTGTCATCATCGACCATGCCATATGCTGCTTCGAATTTTGCTTTTTGAAATAACTCAAGCTTTAACGACGCTCCTTTGTCTCCCTGTGACTGCCTGCAAAACATCTCCATGAAATCAATGTGTCTATTCGCAATATCTAAATCAAGATGAAACCTATCAGGTTGAACTGCTCGATTTGCCAAAATCTCATACTGTCTTTTGATAAAATCATTCGCCAATATTTTTCCTGAAAATATAGCATCTGCATACTCGATTATATAACTCATCGCCTCGCTGCCATGAAAGCAAGAAGTTCGTCTTGCTCAGCGCTTGTCTCACCTCTGCTTTCTGCTAAAGTCTTTATAACTGTGTTGTAAGATTTTATCAAATTGTTGTAGACGTCTACCGCTGCTGCCTTTTTATTCCCATACTGATTTTCGCCATTTTTATATGTCTCGATGATGCCATCTCGCTTAATTATCTCCTCACATTCGATTAATTCTGCATGCAAAAAAGCTGCTCGATCTATTAACGATGTGACGATATCATTATCTGCGCCCAATATTTTTCTAAGTCTTGTTCGCTCGCGTTTTCTAACGCTTTCTCGTTTTTTCTCGTCGTAAATTTGTATAAATTTTCCCAAATGACCACACCCCCCTCGTGTGCGCGTTCATGTTTACATCTGTCCCTCTCCTCCGGTCCCCCTACGGACACTCCCCTTATTTTTTGAAGGGGGGGTTATGTGTTCTGTTCTGTTAGCTTTTTAAAGTATTTATCAACCATCTTGTGTTCGTAATCTTTATCCATGCGTTTGTTATCATTTGCAACTCGCTTGTGGCATTCTGCCTTGCTAACTTCTAACTGAATTACTTCCGCATCTAACCTCTTTGCTAATGATTCACGCTCGAATTTATTTGGAAGTGTTGCCGCAATCCATACATGCTTACAGTCTATCAATGAGTCTCTATCTGCTATCAATCCATAAAGATATTCTCTTAGATTTAATGCTAGACCTGTGAGGTTTCTGTACTTGCTTTCTCGCGGTTGCCCTAGTGCATCTTTAATTTTATCTAAATCTATAAGCAGATCCCCTGGTTCTTTGTATTTGTTGATGTATGTGCTCTTGCCTGCCGCTGGTGCGCCTGACACTATGTAAACCTTTGTGAACTTCATGACACCATTGTCGTAGTAATATCCATTCGTTAGTATCTTATCGACTCTTTCATTTGCGTGTAGTTTATGTCTGTGCTCGGCAAAGTGACAGTCTTTACAAAGACTCTTCAGGTTGTTTAGGTTTAATGCGACTCTTGGGTCCTTTATATTTTCAGGTGTTAGCTCAATAACATGGTGTACCTCTTCAGCAGGATGCATACACCCAGTATTTTGACACATGCCACCATCTCTTATCAGTGCTGCTTCTCTAGCCTCCGCCCATGCTTTTGATTTGTAAAACGCCTTAGCCCATGCTTTTGCCATCTGTTCTCCATAACACAAAAGGCAGCCGTGCCCTTTGCCGACTGCCTTTTGTGCATATAATTTCTTAAGAAAGGAGTGAATTATCATCTCCTCACACTGTCATAATAATATATATTTTTTCTCCCGGTG